ACTGCGGAGCGTCTCGGTTCAGTGATTCAAAGAACGCCTGACGCGCGACCTTGCGCTGCGCCTCCGTGACCTGTTCAAGCTGCTTCTTGACATCACCGTCTACGCCATTCGCGCTCTTTGCAGCGCGTTTGACCATGTCGATGAACTCCGCTCCGTACTGCTCAACCTCTTCCGGCTTGATGCCGTCGTTGGTGGGCGCAGGCGTTTCGAGTGATGCGACCTTCTGCTCTGCAGCAGCCAGCTGATCACGCAGTTCGCGGATCGTCTGAGCCATGCGGGGCATCTCTTTCGCAAGACGACCCTCAGCCACTTTGGCGCGTTGCTTCCAGTGGTCAAGGTCGCCGCTCTCATCGGCGGGTTTATCGGCAGGCGGCTGATCTGTTTTCGCGGGTTCCGCAGGCGGAGCGCTATCGACAGGTTCAGTCGGTTTCGGATCAGTCGGTTCAGCAGGTGCTGGGTCGACGGCTGGTGCTGGAGCCGGTGGTGTGGCGCCATCCGGAGTTCCATACGCTTGTTGGTACGCTTGTTCCGCAAGCTCGGCTTGCTTCTCAACTGCTCTTGGTAGTCGTGACATTAAATTTCCTCTGAGCCATGTCCTACGCGCAAGAGAGCCTCATCGGAGTCTCTGCCTACGTGACCGGAGTTCAGGGCGGGTTGATGCCGGGTTTCCCCGGCGGGTTACCTGTGTTCAGTCGAACACAGCTTTATCAGGTCGGAAAGCGCGAGGCAGTAGCCCTGCAGCTTGTGAGCCTGGACTGCAGCAGTTGCTGCCTCCAAGTCATCTCGCTTCGCTTCCCTCTCCTGAATAAGGTACTGCACGAAGTGTTGGAAGTCTGAGTCCCGTCTCAGGCGTTCAACGACTTCGCGCTGTTTTGGTGTGATCACTTCTTGAATGAGGCGCGCTGCCAGGACATCTTGTCCCAGTGTTGCGGCATCGGCTGGACCATCCCGCCGTTAGCCATTCCAGAAGCATTCAGCTTGCGGCGCTCATCTTCTGTCAGCGGGTCGCCGCCAGATACTAGAGTTCGCGGCACATCTGCAAAAGCAGCCATCGGGTCTTCCTCTGGCGTCTTCTTCATGTTGCCCGACAGAACGTCGCGCAAAAGCTTGTCCTGATCTTCCATGCGCTTCTTGCTGTCTTCATAGCGCTTGACTGCAAGTGCGCCTTGCCCTGCTCCAGTAAGGAACGAAGTGAGTTTTCCCATGTGATCTCCTATTGCAGCATCGGAGGCTGCTGTTGTTGGGGCGGCTGCGCCTGAGCTTGTTCAGCTGCAGCTGCGGTAGCCTCCTGCTGCGCGCGCTGAGCCATCAGAATCTCATCAGGCTTCGGCACGATCTTGTCGACATCGATGTTCAAGGACTTGGCGGTCTCGCGCAGAAGCTCTGCACGACCAGCAGGTCCGATGATCTGCATGTCGAATGGGTTGGCAGTCAGCTGCATGAACTCATTGCGGCGCTGCTGCTGGGTCTCCTTGAGGAGGGTCCCGACGATCCCGGAGGCGACGATCTGCATGTCGCCCTTGATGCTGACATCGTCGTCATAGATCATCAAGTGGTCGTAGAAGCGAGTGAGCATCTCGGACGTTGCTTTGTCCAGGCTCAGGATCGCTTGCTTGATGCCCTTGGCTGCGTTCTCCATCAGCATGCTCAAGCCGCTTGCGGTGCGCCCAGCGCCGCTGACGTTGCTGCTGCCGTATACGTAGTTCGGCACTCCGGTGACTTCATCAGCCACCTTCTGGAAGTACTGAAGGACGTTCATCAACGTCTCAGCGTTCATGTTCGGCTGGAAGAAACGAACAGCAGGCTGTCCGCCGCCAGTGCGGTCAGACGTCGTCTGCCAAATCTTCCATGGGTACATCGAGGTCAGGTTCTCGCCGTCGGGCAAGCGGTCAACGCTGACCTCCACCTGGGGACCTGATGCGATGCCCATGTTGTTCGACAGGGCGCGAGCGGCACCATTGCAGATGACCTGGGTGTCTCGCATGATCTCTGGCAGAGCCATGCCCCAGAACGCGCCGGGGATGTTCTCCCAGGCTGCTTTGCTGTACGGGCGGCGACCAAGCGGGTCGGGGTTCTTGATCGCCTTGATCGTATGCGAGCCAACCTTCCAGCAGTTGACCTCGTACTCAACGTGATCCTCAACGTCCTTCATGCCCCACTCGCGGAGCATGTAGCCCGAAGCGGAGCCCCAGAACTCGACGGCTTCGATGATCTCAGTGCCGATCAGCGTGTTGTTCCTGCCCTCAAGCAGGTGGCGTTCGGAGTCGCCCTGCTCCATGTTGCGCAGACCGCCACGCCCGTACTGCTCAAGCGCTGCGCGGATAGCGTCGTCGTTATACCCAGGAACTCCGATCAGCTTGGACAGCGATGCCCGCGTCAGTTGGTGGCGCTGGATGAAGTAGCCGTCCTGCGGCGTCACCGCGTTGGGAGAAGGGAAGCAGTCGTAGGGCGATACGCGCTCGAACGACTCGCCGATGTCCTCAAAGACCTCCGGCTTCCAGCCTTTGGTCCAGCGCATCTGACGTCGTTGCTTGATGACCGGACCCTTGATCACGCATGACGGGAAGGTCACAAAGTCATAGATGACTTCCGACATCGTCTCCGACCAGCGCGCGTCAGTGAGCTTGTCCAGCATGCGACGCTCCATGTTCATGGCAGCGTTCTTGGCAAGCTCGTTCATGCGCTTGGTGACCGTGTCGTACAACTCCTTCATCCGGGCATTGATCGCTCGCGGGTCAATTGCCATGCCTTGCTGGGACACGGCGTCGGCTTCCATCACGACGGTCTCGATGATGCCTTCGCGCATTTCGTTGGGTAGCGCAGGCTCAGCAGTTGGCTGCAAGCTCCAGCTTGAGCCGGTGCCCGACAACAGCACGTCCTTGATCCACGACTCGGCTGCACGGCACTTGATGTCCGTGAGCATCATGTAGATGTCGGAGCCGCCGGTCTGGCGGATCAGTGCGAGCTTGTCGGGGTCGTACTCGCCACGACGCTGGCGCTCGCAGCGAAGCAGGCGCTCGGTGATGTCGGCTTTGGCAGACTTGGCTTCGGTGTAGCAGCGGTCGATGTAGGCGCTCAGGGAGAGAACAGCAGGTTCCTCCTTGATCTGCTCCTTCTCGACGTCGCGCCGCAACCTCAGTGATTCAAGTGCCATGTCGATTCCTTAGACCCAACCGGCAGCTACCGGGTGGTTGTGTACTGTTTTTGAGCGAATAGGGCTCATCTCGGACCTCATCTGGAGACACCCGTACTGAAGGGCGTCGTGTATGTGTGAAAACTTGTCCTTCACCGGACGGTCTTTGAACCGCGCAGAGCCAGAGACTCGAAGTCGCTCGTAGCGGTAGCCGCCGTTGAACCCTTTCCTCAGCATCTTGCAAGAGGGGTCCAGGACAAACCCAGGCTCTCCGCCGGACATCCGCTGCAGGAAGTAAGCAACGGACTCGCGTCGAGCCACAAATTCATTGGTCGGAGCAGGCTCACAAAGGATGCCAAGCTCCATCAGTTCCTGCATGCAGGTCTTCTCATCGGTCTGGCTGCGCATGTTCCCAGCGGGGTCGCCAACAGCCTCGACGCGATGCTTCGAGTACTCGCCTCGGATCACAGGGCGTACAACTTCGGAGTAGAACTGCCGGATGCCCATGTCCTCGGAGACCAACTCTTTGAGGACCAACAGCTGTCCGCGACTGTTCATCTGCAGGAAGGCGCAGGCGGGGGTCAGACCGAAGTCAAACGACAGCAGGATCGGCATCCCCTGGATCGGCGTAATCGCCATCTCCGACAGGTGGACCCTTTCGTTCCACTCCGGATAGACGGGCTTGCCATCCATCGTGGTGCCGTACTGCCCCAGCAGGAAGACCCTGATCCAGTCTTCCGTCTTGCCGTACAGCTGGTTTAAGTAGTACTGATACCCGAGGCTGTGGTTCTGGATGTTCTCAGCCTGCGGGTTCGGCACGTACTGTTGGTACGTGGGCGACTTGGGGTCCATGTCCTGGATCAAACCACCTGGTTGTTTGAAGAACCGGAAGATTTCCGGGCGCTCTTCTTCAGCCAGCTTGTACCACCAGGAGTCATCGTCAGGCGGGTTGGTGTCCATGATCACACCAGTCCAGCTAGGACCGCCGTTGCGCTTGGAGGGGAAGCGACCGACACGCTGAGTCAGCATGTCCAGAACCGCCTTCTCCATCTCGCTGGCTTCGTTCATCCAGCCGCCGGTCAACTCCAAGGACCTCAGCTTGCCGACATCATCAGGGCGATCCAACGCCATGAAGATGACCTCAAGCTCAAGTCCCGTTCCGTCCCCGATGTCGGAGATGTTGATGTTCGACGTGATGGGTGTGTCCCACTTCATCGTCGCCAAGTCCTGATACCAATCCATCCACGTCTTGATCGTGGTCGACTTCAGTTCAGGGTATGTGTTTCTGCAGATCGCCCAGCGTGAGCGCCTCACACCATCAGGTCCAGGCATTTGCTCCAGGGCTCGGGACAGAACCTCGAAGCAGCATGCGGTCGACTTGCCCGATCCGACAGGACCCATCAGACCGCGCACGAACGAGTTGTCTTGATGGAAGGCTTCAGTTATCGGACCAGGGGCTTGGTAGTTGACGTTCATCAGGGGGTATTACCTTCGGCGGTCTTCGACTGATCCGCTCAAGTTGTTGTGCAGCCCGCATCTGAGCGCAGGCTTGGATGATCCATTCAAAGACGTTCCCGTCGGTCTTGGGGTCGTAGACCGGGTACTTCGGGATTACATCAACTGGACCTCGGCGGACCTGCGTCTGACGAGACCCGGAAGAACTTTCCCACCCCCACGGGTCCAAAGCATCAGCTGCTCCTTCGCCCCGTCCCAATCCTTCGCGACGATCTTTCGCTTCAGGGTGGACGTCTGCAGCCTCCCGACGCCCAGGTTGTAGGCGAAGTCCACTATCGCTGCCAGACGACCCGGCTTTTCTTGCAGCAGATTTGGGCATTGACGGAGGACTCCAGGAAGGTATGTGTGGTTCAGTTCGAACAGCAACAGCTGTTCAGCGCGCTCCTTGCTCATTGGCGGATGCGTGAGTTCGACCTTGTTGCCGTTCTCGTAGTACGTGCTGCCGTACCCAATGGTCGGCACACCGGCTGGGCATAGGTACGGCTTTGACCGGAACCCCTCAAACAACTTGCAGAGGTCGGCAGCGATCTGCACCGCCTCCTGCATCAGAGCCCTCGCTTGGCAAGGGTTCTGTCGAGGAACCAGTAGTTCAGGGTCCCAGAAACCAGCGCAGCAAAGTCTGCGCTCATTACCAGCTTGAAGACGTCAATCGGGTCCATGCCAACCCGGTAGCTCATCCAGGCGAACCAGAGATGAGCAAAAGACCAAATCGCAAGAATCCAGTAAGTAACCACCGGGCGGACGCTGGCGGACAGAGAAGCCACCCATCCGCCTACCGCCTTCACCATCTCGGTCTGCTGGTTGATCGCCGCGTTGAAAGCAACCATCGCTCCAACATCGACTGCAGCCTCCCTGTGAGCGCCAATCTCGGCGAGCTTTTGGGCGCCCCTCTGGGCTTCAAGGTCACATTGACGCTGGAACATCAGCAACTCATGGGCGCGCTCGTTCTTCTTGTCCAGCCACTTCAGGATTTCTGGGGCAAGGCGGAACAACCCGCCAAAAATTGACCCCAAAAGACCACCACTCAATAGATCGACCATCAACCCCCCCTTAATGCAGCTTGATCTGCTCAGCCGCGCGGTCGAACGACTCAATCAGCAGGGCTGCAAGCCGCTCCAAATCCTTGCCTGAACCCATTTCCCGCAGGTCTACATCGACTTCAAAGCGGTGAACGGCGCCATACAGGCTCACAAGACCGGAAATCGTGACCAGGAAGGGGGCAATCGCCTCAGCCTCTGGGCTTTTGTAGCCCACATCCACAAATTTCAGGGGCTCAAACTGCCTCAAGTAGCCCTCAAGCTCACGATCAACCATCCAACTCCTCCAATTTCTGCGCGCTTTAAGGCGGATATGCACAAAATTTTGCGAAAAACGAACATATACCCCCTCCCCAGGGGGTGTCTTGGTCCGCATGGGGCGCCAAAGTTATCGTCAGGCGATAAACCGGCTAACTTCGCTATAAAAAGGCGCCAAGTGCGTGTGAGGGTGGGTATGTGGTGGGTCCCAACCCCGCCGCCTCGCGCGCTCGCGGGTCCGCCGCGACTCCGCGCACGACAACGCGCGCGTTTACGCCCTGTCCGACAGCTGTTGCCGCTGTTCAGCCTGGAAGTAGAGGACCGGACTCAATGCCCGGTCGACTCCCCAGCACTGGCGCGGGGTTGCAGTCGATTGTGGGCGGCTGACTGTGGGTAGAGCGGATGCCAATGTTGAAGATGACGTTCGTCTTGGCGGTGTCGCCCTGGTAATCGCCCCACTTCGTCGGCTTGAGCTTGCTTGCGACCCACTTGCGGGCGTCCACGCGCAGCCGTGCTGCCTGGATTTCCTCCATGCTGCCAGTGGCGGCTTCGTCGGCGATGTCGACGATCTCATCAGCCAGGGAATCGGCGCGGTCGTCGTGTGCGCGCGCGTACCGCTCCCGGAAGTCCTTCCTTTCCCGTAACCACCGATAGACAGTGTCGAGCCCTCGATGCTCCAGCCTGCAGTAGCTGCGCAGTGATCTCCCCTCTGCGATCCAGGCGCAGATGCGATCTGCCTCTTCGTCTGTGTATTCGCTTGGTCTGCCCATGACAGCTGTTTGGGTGCTGTTCTCTCCCCCTACGCTTTGCACAGCTGTTGCCTGCTGTTGTGCCAGCTGTAGCTGCTCATGGGCGTTTTTCTCAGCCAGGGCGACTTCCTGCAGCGCCTGATCCCTTGCTGCGTCCTTTTGCTGGCGCTTCTTCTCTGCTGCCTTCTTCCTGGCAGCTTCGCGCTCTTCGCGCTCTTGCTCTTCGTTCATCTCAACTCTCCCGACTCTCTGCGCCCCCAATCGAAGCGGTTCCAGGCGCGCTCATGGACGAAGTACAGGATCGAGTTGACCACCAGGGCGAAGCTCACCACGCCCAAACCGACCTTCCAGCTTCCACTGGCAAGCCAGCCGCCGACGAAGTTCGTGATCGTGACAAGCACCCTCCAGGTGATCACCTTCAACGCGCTACGGGGAATCCTCTCAGTGAATCTCATGCCTGTCCTATCGTGTACCTCTTGGTGAACGCCTTGATGCCGTCTGGCATCCCTCGGCGCTCAATGAGCGAGCCCCCTGGCAGAACCTGGGCGAGGTAGGCAAGCCCACGGCACCAGTTGCTCATTGCCTTCGTGTGCTGAGGGTCGCGCCTGATCCAGGTGTCGAACTCCGTGTTCCACATGGTGTCGCTCTTGTCCGCCTGATACCAGCCGTCGTCCCAGGTGCTGTAGACCACTGAGCGCAGAACCCGCTCATGCACCCGACGTATGGTTCGAAAGCTCGGGCGCTCCCAGTGGCGCACCATCTCCGGGTTTTGCCTGAGCCAGCGGCGGATTACGTGTGCCTGCTTGCACAGCATCTCAACAGCTGTCGGCGACCAATAGAACGGCTCGGTCTCCACGTTGCTATGGTCCGCGTTCCACTCTCGGATCGTTGTGATGTTCACCCCACCGTCTGGGAACACCATCCAGAACTGCCCGTCTTCGATCCTTGTCTTGGGCTTGTCGATGCCAACGATCAGCGCTACTCGCTTCCCGCGCTCAAAGGTCCTCATCATCTCTGCCCAGTGCCAGTAGTCGTACCGGAACAGCTGCCCTGGGCTTAGGTGTTCGTTTCGCCGCAG